GGAAAGATTTCTCTTGACAAGGGCTCAAATTCACAGTATAATAGTAAGCAATATGGTTTTGTAAATCAAAAAGATAAAGCCCCTCCTTCACAGAGGGCAGATGACGTTCCAATGGATTTAAAAGAGGGAGATTTTGTACTCTCTCAGCCTGCAGTAGCCCTCTATGGTAAAGACACTGTAGATCGCATGCTCTCCAGAGCTGCTACAAGTGCAGGCACGAATTTAAAATCTGGGGGTAAAGTCCCAGTAAATGTTCACAATGGTGAATACGTAATACCAAAAGAATTAACGAAATATATAGGCACTGGAGTTCTGAATACTATGAACGATAAAGGCCTTATGTCAGTTGGTGAAAGACCCAACACTTAGTTGACAGCGACTTGCGAAAGCAACACTGTCTCTTTAATAACTGAATGGGCCACCCTTTACGGAGAAAGTATAGGCCCCCAAAGAGGTAAAAATGAACGAAGAAAATCCTACAAAGGAGGAAAGAGACCTAGAACCGACTCCCTACCAAGGGGGTTACAGAAAAGAACTAGATGATCCTGATCCAAAGAACCCTGCCGAAGAAGAACAAGAAGAACTTCCTTTAGCAGCTACTTCAGAAGAAAAGTCAAATAGTTTTGTAGAGCAGTCTACTAAATCAGAACAACCTGAACATGATTATAAAAAAAGGTATGACGATTTAAAAAGACATTATGATGCTAAAATCGAGGAGTTTAAAGGTAAAGAAACCGAACTTCTAGACTTGGCAAAACAAGCATCAGAAGGTGGTGTTAACTATAATCCACCTAAAACGCCTGAAGAGCTTACTCAGTTCAAAGAGCAATACCCTGATGTTTATAATGTCATAGAGACTGTGGCACATTCTCAAGCTGAGAATAAAACTAAAGCTCTGCAAGATGAAATTAAGGAATTACAAGGAGATCGTACTCGCCTAACTAAAGAAAAAGCGACTCAAGAACTTCTTAGATCACACCCTGATTTTATGACTATTAAAGCAGAACCAGATTTTATTACATGGTTAGAGGAGCAGCCACCCTCTATAGCAGATGGTGTTCTTAGAAACAACACTGATGCTAAATGGGCTGCTAGAGTAATAGATTTATACAAATCCGATAAAGGTATCTCTCGTACATTAAAACAGCAAACCACGAAATCTGCTGCTGACTTTGTTCCTACTAAACAAAAGTCGGAACCAACCAAAGGCAAGAAAGAGTGGACTGCTGAGGAAATCAGACGGATGAAACCTCAAGACTTTGAGAAGTATGAAAAAGAAATTGACTTAGCAAGGAGGGAAGGTCGAATCCGTTAGATTTATTTATTAACTTTAACTAAAAGGGGATTCGATTATGGCTATCGGAACTGCAGCAGGTTATACTAACCTGCCTTCTGGTAATTTTTTACCAGAAATTTATAGTCAAAAAGTTCTTAAATTCTTCCGTAAAGCTTCAGTTGTTGAGGATATAACCAACACTGACTACACTGGAGAAATTGAAAATTTTGGCGATACAGTTAGAATCATAAAAGAACCATCTATCACAGTCTCTGCATATACTAGAGGTTCCTCTGTTAATACTCAAGACTTAGCTGATGATGAGATACAACTCACCATTAATAAAGCTAATGCATTTGCTTTTAAAGTAGATGACATTGAGGAAAGACAAGGGCACGTAAACTTTGAAACTCTAGCGACTTCTGCAGGTGCTTATGCACTTAAAGACTCTTATGATAGTGAAGTTCTTAGTGACATTAATTCTAACGTCACATCTGCGAATACGTATGGTGCTGATCACGCAACCAACTCGATAGACACTGGCTTTGATACTGGCGAAATTGATCCTGTAAACGTACTTGCTCGTTTAGGAAGACTCCTAGATGACGGAAACGTCCCTACAGACAATCGCTGGGCCGTAGCTGCTCCAATATTCTTTGAGCAACTACAACAAACTAGTTCGAAATTACTTGACGCTAACTTCTTAAGTGAATCTAGCTCTCAAGTAAGAAATGGTTTAGTTGTCCCACAACTAGTCAATGGCTTCAGGATTTATAAATCCAATAATATGCCTTCGGCTAGTACTTCTGATGTTTATATTGTAATGGCAGGACACCAAAGCGGTGTTTCTACTGCTTCCAATATTGCAAAAACAGAAGTCGTGAGAGACACTGAATCGTTTGCCGACATTGTTAGAGGGCTCCATGTTTATGGTAGGAAAGTACTTCGTACTGAATCCATAGCAAAAGCCTTCGTGAAAATAGATTAAGGAGGAATGATATGGCTACTTTGACACAAACTGGTGCAGGTACTGTTGGGCATCAAGCAGGTAATGCTGTTGCTAAATGTTATGTACAGTCATCAGTCATAGATGGCACATCATCAGCCTTAACTAGCGGTGATGTCTATCAAGTAATTAATGTCCCTATCAATTCTGTGGTACTCAATGCTGGCATTGATGTTATTACTGCAGGTACTGGTACAGGTACATTAGCCTTAGGCGATGGCTCAGTAACTTATGTTGCTGCTGCTACGCAAACAGCAGGAGCTATGACTTCTGGTGATGCACTCGCTGAAATGTTCGTTTACTACGCTGCGGCAGACACGCTTGACGTGACTGTTGCAACTGCTAATGTTGACTCTAAAGTCCGAGTATGGGCTTTAATAGCTGACATCGCAGGGCCAATAGGCGATACAGAATCAGGCGATACATACGCCTAAATACTGTCTTTGGTGGGGGGTTAATTCTCCCCACCTTTTAAAGGAAAAAAATATGAAGAATTTATTAGTTTTAGCTACTGTAGGTTTAGTATTAGTGAGCTGTGCAGCTTCACGAATAAACGTAACAGCAGAAATTCCTGAGAGTCAGGAAGTTTCAATTAGTATTGAAACAAAAAGTACAGATAATCAATTATAGAGGATGGAATGGTGTATCAAGTGGGGAGAGAGTTGTTAAAACTGACACTTAATATAGGTGCAGTTTTTTGTGTATATGTAAGTATAATTTCTCTTATAAATTTTGACTTTGTTCTTTTTGCCTACTTATTACCAATTAATGCTGCAATAATCTGGTGGTTATACAGAAGACATCTAAAAGTAAATGACTGAGTCAACGTTTATCTCAGCAGCAGTAACACCAGGCGATACAAATAGGACAGATGTGTACACTTGTCCTAGTAATTTTAAAGGGATTATTCGATTTATAAATGTGGGTAATGTAAATGCATCCGCTAAAACAGCCAAATTAGAATGGTATGATTTATCGGCTACTGCATATTACCCTTTAACAGGGGCTACATCAATAGCTGGAGAAGGGTATATAAATTGGATAGATATAGGGTTAGTTTTAGAAGCAGGAGACAAACTAACAGTCACTGCAGGAACAGCCAGCACAATAACAGCAATAGCAGGCGTAGAACTTATATACAATCCTCTAACAACATAGGTAAAATATGGCAACATTTATTACACTAGTAAATAACGTTTTAACCGAACTTAATGAACCAGTACTTTCTACTGCAGCAGATTTAAGTTCAGCTTCAACAACAGTAGGAATCCAAACTACAGTTAAAGAAAATGTAAATAAAGCTATGAGAGACATAGCAACTTCTGAGGTAGAATGGCCTTATCTTATTGCATCAGGAACACAAGCCCTAACAGCAGGTATTCAAGAATACACCATTACCACAGCAGCAACCACAATAGACTGGGATAGTTTTATTTTATTGCCTACAGAATTATTAACCAATGGTACTTTTGATTCTGATTTAAGTAGTTGGACAGAATCTAATTCTGGTACTGGAGATGGTACATATTCTTCTGGTAATTTATCTTTAGCTGCAGGTTCAGGTACTAGTGCAGTGTATCAAAGTATTTCTCTTACCAAAGGTAGGCAATACATGGTTTCCTTTGCTATGAAAAATGCTTCGACTTCAGGGTCAGCATTAAGTCCTAGTTTAGTAGTTTCAGTAGGTACAAGTGCTCTAGCTACAGGAATATCTACAGCTACATATACTTCTGCAGGAGGATCAAATGAAGAAGGTGATTTAAGTTATCACAACTTTACTTTTGAAGCTACTGCTACACTACATTACCTAACCATTAAAAATGAAACTGCGTCATCTACAGTTCTAATAGATAACGTAAGCGTAAAAGAAAATTTTCATCCGAAATCATTAAGATATGCAAATGAGGATGAATGGAGACAAAGAATCGTTGGCACAGACAAGCATCAAAATCCTGATCACTACGCAGAGCCGAGTTATATATACAGGACTGCTGCGTCTACTACGGCCCTTACGTTTGGGGTCTCGCCTGTTCCAGATAAAGGGTCTTATACTGTTGAGTTTGACTATTATACTTCCCCAACAGACCTTTCTGCTTCAAGCGATACGCCTAGTGTTCCGAGCCGTTACCACGATCTTATAATTAAAAGAGCAACCTACTATACTTTACTTACTAGGTCTGACCCACAGTTAGCCCAAGTGTATTTACAAGAGTATAGTTTTGGATTGCAAAGAATGAGAACAGATATGTTAAATCGTAAAAATTATGTGTTTGCTACCTAATGCCTGATATGTTGAACCCATTTGTAGTCAACCTTCGAGGAGGATTGGTACTTAATAAGTCTCAATTTGAGATGGAGCCAGGTGAAGCTATGGAATTAAGAAACTTTGAACCTGATCTAGGCGGAGGATATAGACGTATTAATGGTTTTACCAAATTTAATACTAATGCTGTAACTTCTGGAACTACTTCAGGTGCAGTACTTATGTCTGCAGTGTATAAAGATCAGGTTGTTGCAGCTAGAGGTACGGAAGTATTTAAATTATCAGGTACAGGTTCTGTAAGTTCAATAGATTCAGGCAGAACAAGTGCAAGTCGTTATGATTTTGATTTGTATGATATGGATGGAACGGAAAGAATTATCTGGGCCGATGGTGCAAATAATGCATCACATTATAATAATAGTGCAGTAACAGATGTAAGTGGAACAGGAGCACCTGCTAATCCTAAATACGTAAAGATATTTAAAAATCATGCTGTTTATGGAGGTATGTCTGCTACCCCACAAAAAATAATATTTTCTGCTCCTTATGCTGTAGGCGATTTTAGTGCTGCAAATGGTGCAGGTTCTATATCTGTAACAAGTACAATAACAGGTTTAAAGGTATTTAGGGAACAACTTTATATTTTCTGTGAGGATGCTATTTTTAGATTAGCAGGAAATAGTATAGCGGATTTTCAAATGCAACCAGTAACTACAAGGATAGGTTGCGTTGCTCCATTTACAATACAGGAAATTGGTGGTGATATTGTTTTCTTAGCTGCTGATGGTTTAAGAACTGTTGCAGGTACTGAAAAAATTGGTGATGTAGAATTAGGAGTAATTTCTAGGCAAATACAACAAAGATTTACTGCTTTAGATTTAAGTGATGTTAAAAATAAAATGTCTTCTTTAGTTATACGAAGTAAAACTCAATATAGAATTTTCTTTGCTAATCAAAGTTCTGAAACAGATTGTACAGGAATTATTGGTTCATTTAAAGGAGACCCTCAAGCAGGACATTTAGGATGGGAGTTTGCAGACATAAGAGGAATAAAGCCTAATTGTTCTGATAGTGGCTTTATTAGTGATGTAGAGACTGTAGTACATGGAGGACATGACGGATATATATACAAACAAGAGTCAGGTAATACTTTTACTAATTCTTCTGATAGTACTTTAGGAGTAGAAGCACGATATAAATCAGCTCATTTAACTATGGGTGATCCAGGTATTAGAAAAAGATTTCATAGGGCTATATTAAATTATAGACCAGAAGGTACGATAGATACAAATTTAGGATTAGATTATGATTTTGGATCAGCAGAAGTTCTTAATCCTAGCAGTATAACAATAACAGCAGCATCGAATACTTCTGTATATGGTACAGGTACGTATGGTGCTGCCAGTTATGGGGGTGCACAATTTGTTTTAGAAAGACAACCAATAACAGGGTCAGGATTTGCTGTATCAGTACAGTTTACAGAAGATACAACTTCTGCCCCCTATTCCCTTAGAGGGTTTAGTTTAGAATTTGCAGCAGCAGGTAGGAGATAAAAAATGGCAGTATACGCAGCAAGACAGTCGAGTTTTACTACAGGAGATACAATAACAGCAGCTCATACTAATGATGAGTTTAATGAGATTTTAGCAGCTTTTCATGTATCTACTGGGCATACCCATGATGGTAGTACCGCAGGAGATGGTGGCCCCTTATCTACCCTCTACAGTAATGCTATCAGCATGGGTACAAATGCAGATACCGACATAGTATTAACATTTAATGCCAACTCAAACGATGGTGTCATAACATGGATGGAAGATGAAGATTACTTTAAATTCTCTGATGACATTTTAATAAATAGCACTGAAAGAATTAATTTTTATGATACTGCAATATACATATACTCCTCCGCAGATGGGCAATTAGACTTAGTAGCAGATACAGAAATACAGATAGCTGCTACCACTATAGATATTAATGGTAATGTAGATATATCTGGAACTATAACTGCAGGCGGTACTATTACAGGAACATTAGCCACAGCAGCACAAACAAATATTACGAGTCTTGGAACTTTAACAGCCTTAACAGTTGATGATGTTGCTATAAATGGCAAAGTCATCACAATGACAGGTTCAGCTAGTGATACGGCTGTATTTACAGCAGGAACGAATGGAACTCTTAGTATTGTAACTACTGATGCAGCAGCAGCAGCAGCCAATATTCAAATTACAGCAGATGGGACTGCAGAGTTAGCAGGTACAACTGTAACGCTTGATTCTGGTGGTGGCATAACACTTGATGCTGACAATGGGACTATTACTTTTGCTGATGGAGGAGTATCATTAGGTACAATAACTTCTTCAGGATATAGTGGTACGGCAGCAACTGCTACAGTAGCAACCACAGTAACTATAACAGATAACGAAAGCACAAACGAAAATAATGCAATCATATTTACAGCAGGAGGAGATGTAGATGGAGGTAATATAGGTTTAGAATCTGATGGAGATTTAACTTATAATCCTTCGACTGGACTTCTATCTAGTACTGGTGTGACAGCTTCAGGTACAGTGACCTTTGGAAGTATTTCTGATGGTGCTATAACTGTTACAGCTTTTGTAGATGAAGACGATATGTCTACTAATAGTGCAACCCTTATACCTACGCAACAGTCTGTAAAAGCCTATGTAGATTCAGAAGTAAGTAGTGCAGGAAGTACTTGGTATTTAGAAGATGATGATGGTACTGAAGTTACTATTAATAATGCTAAAGAAGTTAAATTTATTGGTTCTGGTGTTACTACAAACTGGACAGACACATCTACTGGTTCCGATGCTGATCCTTATGACATGACATTTACTGTAGATGCTGCTCAAACAGGCATTACATCCCTACTTGCAACAAACATTAAAATTGGTGAAGACGATCAAACAAAAATAGATTTTGAAACAGCTAATGAAATACATCTTTATGCTGACAATGCAGAACAAGTATATGTAGCTGATGGAATATTCGGCCCACAATCAGATAGTGACGTTGATCTAGGCACAACTGGTGTTCGCTGGAAAGATGCTTTTATAGATACAATTACTACCACAGGCACTATAACTGCTGGTGGTAATATTACAGGTACTTTAGCTACTGCCTCTCAAGGAAATATTACTACTGTAGGAGCTTTAGACGGAGGTTCTATAACTTCTAACTTTGGTACTATAGATACAGGTGCTTCTGCTATTACTACTACTGGCTTAATATCTGGTGGTTCTTTAGATATAGATAATGTATTAATTAATGGCACTACTATAGGTCATACAGATGATACAGACCTTTTAACCCTAGCTTCTGGTGCATTAACAGTTGCAGGCACTATAGAAGGTACTACAATTACTGCTTCTACTGCTTTAGTTCCTGATGCTTCTGGTGGTGCTAACTTAGGTAGTGCATCTCTTGAATGGGGCGATCTATATATAGCGGATGATAAAAAAATATATCTAGGCTCAGACCAAAACCTTAGTATTGAATACGATGAAGATGGAAATGATACCACAGCTATTGTAGCTGCAGGGGGAGTTAGTATGGCTCCTCATGGTACTAGTGCAGGAAATGGTACAGAATTAAGATTCCAAGAATTAGCAGCTAATGGTGCTCACTATGTAGGGCTTAAAGCTCCTGATTCTATAGCAGCCAATAAAGTATGGGTTTTGCCTAATGCTGATGGTTCTGCTAGTCAAGTGCTTAAAACAGATGGTTCTTTAGCTTTAGGTTGGGCAGATTTACCTGGAGCTTCAGGCACACAAGACCTTGTAGCCGATGGAAGTATTACTGCTGGTAAACCAGTTACTATGACT